GGAAATGTTATTAGAGGTTTAGAAGATGAAGGCTATGTAAGTAAAGAAAGAGTAACTCCAGGAGAAAAAGGTAAAAGCAAAGAACCTTTTGATTACAAAAAATTTTATAAAGCTGATGGTGGTTTAATAACTATGTTTAGGGGAAAATTATAATGGGAAGAAGTTTCACAAAAGCAATTAAGAGTGCTGAAATGCAAGGAGTACTTAAACAAATTCCTCCTGATGCAGCACAGGCAATGGGTCAAACAAATACTCTTTTAGGTAATATAGTAAAAGCAAGTGGCGTTGCAACTCCTGTAATAAGTCAACTTACAGATACACAAACACAAACAACTCCAATCATACAACCAGTAGCACCCTTACAATTTGATAATGAGGAAAGAGCAAAAAGAGTAGAAGGCTCACTTGGTAGAGCGGCTTTTGGTCCAGAAAGAATTAGAGAAATTTTAATGCAATTAAAAGGTTTAAATTTTTTAGCCGATGGCGGTAGAGTTGGATATCAAGCAGGAGGACCTGCTACACCTGAACAATATGCGGCAGCTTTACAACAAGTTAGTGCTGGACCTGCTTCACAACAAGTACAATCATTAGGAGAGTATCTTAAAAATTATTCTACATCGGTAGGTCAAAGTATTGATAAAGGAATTGCAAGTTTATATGGTGGACCTAAACTTGCAGAAATTGCAACTGCTTATAATAGAGAAAGAAACTTACCTACAGCAACAGGAGAAATTTCTAATTTAAGACACTCTACAGCATTTAGTCAATTTAGGGATAAGTTGGCACAAGCAGCAGGAATGGCAAGTCCTTTTATGTTTGGAATTAATCAAGCCATGGGTTCTACAGCTCCTAATACTTTACAACAAGCTATAGGTACTATTGGAGCAAGTATTGCAGGAATAGGAACAGAGATTCCACAGCTAGCTACTAAACCGTCTGAAGCTATAGAAGATATTAAAGCAAATTTAACAGGTATTACACAAATACCAACAGGCCTTTCTGTTCCAGAAGGATATGAAGCAGCACAAAAAATATATAGTCCATCTCAACAACTAACAGATTACGAACAGTATGTAATGAATACACAAGGTGTTCCAGTTAGTGAAGCACAATTTAATGCAGGCAACCAACTTGCTCCTGATGGAGATATAGCAGCAGCTGGTTTTACTTCGGATTTAGAATATCAAAAAGCAAGAGATGCATTAGCGGATCAATTAACAGTTGGAGGACAAACTAGTCCTCTTTCAAAACAATCTATATATGAAAATATTTTAAAAAATATTGGAACAACATATAATGATCCAAATTTTGGAAACACATCATATTCAAATCCACTTGGTATATTCGGAGATTTAAAAGAAACACCACAAGAAAATATAAAACAAAGTTTAGATAATTTATTTTTACAAGGCAGTAATTTTTCAAAACCAGCTGAATATGGAGTTTATGGAACAGGAGCTCCTTTTAGAAGATACACTCCAGAATCATTAGCAAGTCGAAATTATTCTTCAACTTCAAGTCCTTTAAAATTATTTGATATATATAGTGGTTATGGATTAAATGAACAATTAAATCAATTACAAGATGTATATGGAAAGAGTTTTGTAAATCCTTATAGAAATCAATTACAAGATTCATTTATAGATTATTATAAAACTGGTTTTACAGGAAATCCTGGTTTTGTCCAAAATATTTTTGGTCTTTCTAATGCCCCTACTTTTAGATATGGTGGTTCTGTAGATGATATCATGGGTATAACTTCACTCTTCACTAGGAAAATTTAATGGATATTAAATACAACGAAACATTAGGTTACTTTGTAAATACAGCTAATGATGAACCAGTAACTCAAGAAGAATTACTACAATGGGCGGATGAAAATCCAGAACCTTTAGAAGGACCTAAACAATCTAATACTACTATGGTAAAACAATTAATAGAAAGTTTGACAGTTAAAGAAACCCCTGGTAATACAGAGGTAGAAGAAGGTGTTGAAACAATCAAAAAAACCATATAGAATAAATCAATGGCACAGATAGACGACGCATTACCCAATACAAAAACAACTGTAGAAATTCCAGGCGAAGAGGAAATCATTCAAGAACAAGAACAGAAGATTGAAGAGATTCAATCTGAAGGTGGTCCTGTTGAAATAGAAATGGATGAAGACGGAGGAGCAGAAATTTCTTTTGATCCACAAGTTGCAGCTATGGAAGGTGGTGAAGACCACAATGCCAATTTAGCAGAATTTTTAGACGATGGTGTATTAGATCCTATCGGTGCAGAATTATTTGATCAATATGCTGAATACAAAGAATCAAGAGGAGATTGGGAAGAAAGCTACAGAGAAGGTTTAGATTTATTAGGATTCAAATATACAAAAAGAACAGAACCATTTAGAGGTGCATCCGGTGTCACTCACCCAGTTCTTGCAGAAGCCGTTACACAATTTCAAGCACAAGCATACAAAGAATTATTACCTGCAGAAGGTCCAGTCCGAGTTCAAATTTTAGGAGATGTCACTGCAGAAAAACAAGACCAAGCAAATCGTGTTAAAGATTTTATGAATTATCAAATCATGGATCAGATGAAAGAATATGAACCAGAGTTTGATCAAATGCTTTTCTATTTACCCCTGTCCGGTTCTGCCTTTAAGAAAGTCTATTATGATGATCTATTAGGCAGAGCTGTGTCCAAATTTATTCCTGCCGAGGATATCGTAGTTCCTTATTCTGCAAATTCATTAGATGATGCAGAAGCAGTTATTCATTTAGTAAAAATTTCTAAAAATGATTTACGTAAACAACAAGTAGCAGGATTTTATAAAGATATAGATTTAGGAGAACCTGCAGTTAAAGAAGATCCACTTAAAGAAAAAGAATTACAACTAGAAGGCATTTCTCAAAATGGTCAAGATGAAATTTATACTTTATTGGAAATGCATGTTAATTTAGATCTACCAGGATATGAAGATATAAATCCTGAAGATGGTGAGCCCACTGGAATTAAACTTCCTTATGTCGTAACGATAGATGAATCTACTAATAAAATTTTATCTATCCGAAGAAATTATGCAGCTAATGATCCGTTAAAAAAACGAATCAATTATTTTGTACACTTTAAATTTTTACCAGGTTTAGGTTTTTATGGTTTTGGTTTAATTCACATGATTGGTGGATTATCTAGAACAGCAACTGCTGCATTAAGACAATTATTAGATGCAGGTACACTAGCCAATTTACCAGCTGGATTTAAAGCAAGAGGTATTAGAGTTAGAGATGATGCACAACCAATTCAACCAGGAGAATTTAGAGATGTAGATGCACCTGGTGGAAACATCAGAGATTCATTTATGCAACTTCCTTTCAAAGGACCAGATCAAACATTACTACAACTTATGGGTTTATGTGTGCAAAGCGCTCAACGCTTCGCGGCCATCGCTGACTCACAAGTGGGTGATATGAACCAAGCCGCGGCCGTCGGTACGACAGTAGCATTATTGGAGCGCGGATCGCGGGTAATGTCTGCTATTCACAAACGATTATACGTTGGTTTGAAAAATGAATTTAAATTATTATCCGAAGTATTTAAAACATACATGCCACCTGAATATCCTTACGATGTTCCAGGCGCACAAAAAAATATTAAGGTCGCTGACTTTGATGATCGTATTGATGTATTACCCGTTGCCGATCCAAATATCTTTTCTCAAACACAAAGAATTTCTATGGCACAAACGCAATTACAATTAGCACAATCCAATCCACAAATTCATAATTTATATCAAGCATATCGTTCTATGTATGAAGCAATCGGAGTTAAAAATATTAATGCTATTTTACCTCCACCAGAACAACCTATGCCAATGGATCCAGCACTAGAACATATTATGTCTATGAGCATGAAACCATTCCAAGCATTCCCAGGACAAGATCACAAAGCACATATTGATGCGCATTTAGGTTTTATGAGTTTAAATATGGTGCAAAATAATCCACCTATTTTAGCCTCTTTACAAAAAAATATTTTAGAGCACATTAGTTTAATGGCTCAAGAACAAGTTCAGTTAGAATTTGTCCAAGAATTACAAGAAGCAAATCAAATACAAATGCAAATGCAACAAGCAGGTGCAATGAATCCAGCAATGGCAGCAGGAATGATGAACAATCCACAAATGATGCAAGCACAAAGACGCTTACAACAAATTACCAATGCGATTGAGTCTAGAAAAGCTATTTTGATTGCAGAATTAACAGCAGATTATGCTAAAGAAGAACAAAATGTTAGTGGTGAGTTTGGTGGTGACCCATTATTAAAACTAAAAGCAAGAGAATTAGACCTTCGTGCCGAAGAAAACTCTAGAAAAGAGGAAGAAGGACAAGAAAAAATCAACATAGACAAGATGAAAGCTATGATGAACCAACAACAACACGAAGAAAAGCTAGAACAGAACGAAGATTTAGCTGGATTACGTGCCGGAGTGTCATTAGCAAAGCAACAAATGGCCCAAGCTAGCAAAATAAATGATTTTGGTAGAAATTTTAAGAAATTTTAGTTATAATAAAATTTAATTAGGAGAAAACAATGAGCAAAGATTGGCAAAAAGGTTCAGGATACGTAAATGCACCGAAAATTGAAAAAGAATTAGGCGCAGGTAAAGACGGTTATCAACAAGGTGGAGTTCCTGTTGAAATGACTAACGATCAAGAGTCACAAACTGTTGAAGTTAGAGGTACTAAACGTATGTTGAAAGCAAAAAGCAAAAAAGCTACTTGGTATTAGTATGTGGTTAAGCCTGCTAGGAATGGCAGTCAAGACTGCTGGTTCTATTTATTCAAATAAACAAAAAACAAAACAAGCATTGTCTGATGCTGCATTATTACATGCAGAAAAAATGGCGCGTGGTGAAATTGAGTATCAAGGTAAAGCATTAGACTCACAAAAAAACGATTGGAAGGACGAATTCATTTTACTCGTGTTGTCAAGTCCTCTGTTTTTATTAGCGTATTCTGTATTTGCAGAAGATGAAAAAATTGGTCAGAAATTAGACTTGTATTTTGAGAAATTACAGGGTATGCCTTGGTGGATAACTGGCCTTTGGATTTCAGTCGTTGCGGCTGTATATGGAATTAAGGCAACAGATATTATAAACACAAACAAAACTAACGGAGTAAAAAAATGAGAAACGATTACGGATTAAGATCGGATGTTAGATTTTCCAAAGGTGGAAAAGTAACAAAGAAAAATAAAATGGCTAAACCAAAAAAGAAAATGAGCAAAAAGAAATAGTCATGAAAAAGGCAGAGAAAAAAGTACAAAAAGTAATGAGAGAATTTAAGAAAGGTAAATTACATACGGGAAGTAAAAAAGGACCTGTAGTAAAATCTAGAAAGCAAGCTATCGCGATTGCACTTTCTGAAGCCGGTAAATCTAAAAAGAGGAAAAAATAATGGAATCTTGGAAAGACTTACTATCTTTGTTAAAACAAAAAATATGTAAAGTAGTTTGTACTATTTTTAATATTAAACAGTGTGCGTGTAAAAAGGATAAAAAATAATGGGAAAAAAAGAAAAAGAAAGTAGTCCACAAGAAGATTTATTAAATCTAGAAAAACAAACTAAAGAAGAAAAGAACTCAAGTAAAAGAGATAAAATGGAAGCTAAACTAGATTTAGCTAGAAAAATGGCATCTAGAAAAAATAAACCAACACATCAAACACTTCAAAGTATTAAAATACAAGAGAGATTTGATAAAGATCCTGTTAGTAGAAAAACAGATATGATAGGTGATGAGATGTTATCTAGTAGAGAAGGTTCTTATAAAAAAGGTGGATTAGTAAGAGCTGGTAAACCTAAATTGGCAAAAAAAGGTTGGAGATAATGAAAAAAGAATGTTCTATTTGCAAAAAAGAATTTGAAGCTACAAGTGAACATCAAACGATTTGCAGTGATGCATGTAAACAGGAGGCGTTAGCAAAATTAGATCAAGGATCTGATGAATGTTTATCGTGTCAATAAATGGCTACTAAAAAGAAACCAGGACTCTGGGCTAATATTAATAGAAGAAAAAAATTAGGTATCTCAAGACCAAAATCTAAATCTACTATTTCAGCTAAAGCATACGCTAATATGAAAAAGGGATTTCCAAAAAAGAAAAAGTAATGGCTAGAACAGCGGCGTGGCAGAGAAAAGAAGGTAAATCA